CAGCTTGCCGATGTCGGTCGCGATCAGCGTGACGCAGCCGAAGACGGCGAAGTACGAGAGCGCGGTCGGTGAGGTGATCTCGTCGTTGTTCTGCCACGCGCCCATGTAGGGCTCGCGGACCAGGGGAAACCATCCCCCACGCGACGCCGCCGGCGTCATGTTCGCCGGCGGGCGCCTTGCGCGGGAGATCTCGAGTCCGAAGATCCGCATCGGGCCTCAGAGCGTGTAGACGGCGCCGGTCAGGTAGTAGACCGAGCTCGAGAGGGCGCGCTTCCAGTTGATAAACCGCTCGGCGCGGAGGCCGACCAAGTTGTCCTGCCAGAGCGAGGTCCACTGGGTCGTCGCCGGGTCGGCCGGATTCACCGGCGCGTCGTTCATCTGCAGCGTGGCCTCGCGGGAGGTGTCGATCGAGACGCCGCCGTCGTCGGCCAGCAGAATGTATTCCGGCGCCAGGCCGATCACCTTGTCGCCGACGGCATTGCTGGCGATCACGGTGACGCCGTTCGCCGAGCCGCCGTTCGCGCCGACGCCGGGGAAGATCACCTGACCCAGCGCGTCGCGCTTGTAGCCCATCGCGAACGCGTTGGTCTGGTTCATGATGATCGTGAGGCCGGCGAGCGGGACGTTGTTGCCCGAGAAGAACGTGACGATCGCGCCGAGGTCCTTGCCGGGATCGTCGAGCGACGCGGCCGTGCCGGCGCCGTTCGTGATCGAGGCCGGCGACACGTTCGCGACTTCGGCGACGGCCGGGTCCGTGAACTGCTGATCCAGGAACTGCGCGATGCCCTTGATCATGTCGTTGCGGACGATCGCCTCGGCCGACGGCGACGAGCTCCGGACGAGCTCCTCGGTCAGGACGATGATGCCGGCCGCCTTCGCCATACCGAGCGAGGTCGACGTGAATTGCAGTTTGCCGACCGGCTTCGCCTTCGCCTGGCCAACCCACTTGTAGGTCCCGCCGCCGGTTTGCACCGGCACGGAGACATTGAACGGGACCTTGGTCAGGCCGGGGATCTTGCCGAGGATTGTCGCCGGCCGCGAGAGCTCGACGAATTCGTTGGTCAGGTTGTTGACCTGGACGAGCGCGCCGGCCCAGGCCGGATCGGTCGTCGTGCCGGGCGCGACGGCCGCCTTGATCATCACCTCGACCTCGGGCGTCGAATCCTTCCACTGCTTCGCGTACTCCAGCGCACGGTAGCTGTCGCCTTTGGCGTTTAGCATCGCGAGCGTGTAGCGGACAAACGCCGAGCCGGGCGCGATGTTCGGCCGGACGGAGATCTGCGGCAGCGCCGGCAGTTGAGAAAAATTCGGCGCGCCGTTCGTGGTGAGCGGGACGGGCGCGGCCGCGGCGGCGTTCGCCTTCTCGAGCGCGCGGAGGCGCGTCAGGTGCGCGTCGGCGCTTTTCACTTCGAGCTCGAGGCCGTCGTACTCCTCGCTCTGCTCGGCGTCGAGCGTCGCGCCGGCCTCGCCGGCCTTGGTCATCAGCTCGGTCATGCGCGCGGTCAGGGCGGCGCGCTTGTTTTCAAATTGGGTGATCTGTTCGGCGGTCGTGATCTTCATGGTGGCGCGCGTTCCCACGCGGACGACTGGCAAGCCCGAGACGCCGGGCAGGGTGAGGCCAGACGCGGCCAGGTGCGGCGCGTCGTACGACTTGATCGAATGGATCGTCGTTTCGACGTTCGCCGGGACGGTCACGAGCGACAGCTCGCAGATTTCGCTTTTGAGAATGTGCATCCCGCCGGATCGCAGCGCCTTGATCCCGTCGGCGAGCGGACGCCAGCCGATCGACACGCCGGTAATCAGCCCGGCCTTGATCGAGTGCCAGGCGTCGTTGACGCGGTCGCGGACGAGGCCGGGCTCGTCGATTTCGGGCAGCTGCGCTTCGAACCGGATCCCCTCGCGCGTCGCGGTCAGCGTGACGCGGCCGACAGGGCGTTCGCGATCGTGATGGAGCAGGAGCGGGAGGGGATTCGTGAAGGTCGCGCCGAGCGGTTCGAGGATGTCGCCGCGGCGGTCTGGGGTCGGAGACGACGCCAGGCCGGTGATGATCCGCCGCTCGGCGTCGAGCGATTTGATCGACAGGAGCGCGTAACCGCGGTCGAGCATGCGCCGGCGAGTCTAGCGGCCGGGCTTACGCTCGTCTGACTTCTGGTACCGCAACTGCCGGGCGATCGTCTTGCGGATGAGTTCGGGGACCGTCATCCGCTCACGGCTCGCCGCCCGATAGACCGCGTCGTAATGCTTCGAAGGTAGGCGCAGTGACATCTGCATCGACGGATCCGCGCGATCGAGCGGCGGCCGGCCAGGGCGTCGGTGCATTTAACGGGGTCCACCGAAAATATACACCTCGAACTCGGTTTCCGGCGGCGTCGCGTCGCGGTGCATCGCGTCGAGCGCCATCACCAGCGCATAGACGCCGTCGATCCGTTCGGTCGATTTCGCTTTGGACGGTTGAATGTTGCCGGCGTTGTCGGTGTCGACCGAGGCGTTCGCGATGTTCCAGCGCAAAATCGGATGACCGTCGTGCCGGATCGTTTTCTCGAGGATCGCTTTCTCGAGCGCCTTCGACGGGGCCGAGAGGGTCGCCTTGCCCTGGCGCATCTTCACGCACGTGAACCCGTCGATCTTCTCGAGGCGCGACACGAGATCGGTCGCGTTCCACGGATCGAACGCGATCATCCGGACCTGGTAGCGGTCCTGCCAGTCGAGCAGCTCGGCGCGGACGCGCTCGTAGTCGACCGTCGGGCCTGGCGTCGTGATGATGAAGCCCCGGCGCGCCCACTCGTCGTACGGCACGCGATCGCGGGTGACGCGCGCCTGGATGCGATCGGCCGGGCAGAAGAACTGCGCGAGCACCGTGCAGCCCGGCCCCTCGTCGTCGGGGAACACCGCGACCGCGGCGGTGAGGTCGGTCGTCGTCGACAAGTCCAGGCCGACATAACAGCGCCGACCGGCGAGAGTCGTCGGATCGATCGCGGTCTGGCAGGCGTCCCAGGCGTCGAGCGCAATCCATCGCGCCTCTTGCTCGGTCCACTGGTTCAGATACAAGCGACGGAAACTGTTTTCTTGCGCCGGGATCGCTTCGGCGCGGGCACACGCGACGCGGAGCTCCTCGAGCGAGCGGAAATCGCCGAGCGCGGGATTCGCGTGTCGCCAGGTCGTCTCGTCGCGCCAGTCGGCGTCCGCGGGCGCTTCGTAGATCACCGGGAGGAACGTCGGATCGATCGCGGGCGACGCCAGGACGTTTTTCGCGTGCGCGTAGAGCTCCCAGAGGATCGAATGCCGATCGTAGCCGGCGGTCGAGATCGCAATGATCAACGGTTGCGCGCGCGCGCCAGTGCTCGAGGCGAGCACGTCCCACAGGTCGCGCGTCGGCGCGGCGTGCAGCTCGTCGTAGATCACGCGCGAGGCGTTCAGGCCATGTTTGCTATATGCCTCGGCGCTGATCGCGCGATAGATGCTGCCCGACTTGCGATGCACGATCCGTTTTTGCGAGTCGATGATTTCGCACGCGGCATAGAGCTCGGGATCGTTGCGGACCATCTGCGCGGCGACGTTGAAGCAGAGCGCGGCCTGATCCTTGTCGTTGGCGGCCGAGTAGACTTCGGCGCCGATTTCGTTGTCGAACAGCAAGCCATCGAGCGCGAGCGCCGCGCAGAGTTCCGTCTTGCCGTTCTTACGCGGCATCATCAGCAGGCAGGTCCGGTACTGGCGCAGGCCGGTCGCTTTGTTGATCGAGAACAGCGGGCGGATGATCTGTTTTTCCTGCCACGGTCGCAGCTTGAACGTCTGCCCGGCAAAGGGTCCCTTGGTGTGCGTCAGCTGATTAATCAGGCGGACTTTCTGCGACGGGACGGATTCCTTGCGCGGCATCAGAGCATCCCGCCCCATTTGCTCGCGGGCTCGGGTGCTCGAGCGGCCGGCAACCGGGCGACCTTCGCGCGGCCCGACGGCGTCAGGCCGAGTTCGGACCATTGGCGCTGGCAGTGCTTCAGCGCGTCGGAGGCGATCGCGACGAAGGGTGACGGGCGCGCCAGGCCGTCGACGAGCGTGGTGAGGCCGTGCCGCTGCAGCTGCCAGCGCGCCGCGAGATAGGTGCTCCATTCGAGACAGAGCGCGACGACGGCGCCGCGGTCGCCCTGGGTGATGAGGCCACAGCCGCGTAGGAGCGGCGCGACGCGGCGCCATTCGGCCTGGGCGCGGCGATCGCCGCGGAGCTCGGGCGGCGGGGTGTCAAAGGTCGCATCGAGCGCCGGCGGGGTCGGTTCGAGCTCGGGCGACAGGCGCCGCTTGCCGGGATTGCCGCGGAGGATCTTGAGCGCGGTCGGTTGCGGGCGTCGCCCGCTGTTGTGATTCCCTGGCACGTGATACCTCTGATACCCCTCAGACCTCTCGTGATCCCTTTTGGGACACTACCGACACGAGGGACGAACCGCACTCAAATTCCGCGAAAATACGTGCGTGGCCCGGAACGGCTCCGGACTCCTGCTGGGGCGCGCGCGCACCCCTCCCCCCCTGCAGGGCCGCGCACGTGCGCAGCGCGCGCCTGGGCGCGACGATCGTCGCACGCGTGGACACCGATCTTGCCCTACGCACCTCGAGCGGTCTTCGCCGTGTGGCACGCCTTGCACAAGCCCTGCAAGTTCGTTCGATTCCAGAAGAGCACCGGATCGCCATCGTGCTTGACGATGTGATCAATATCCACCGTGAGGACCTTGCGGCCCGCGGCTCGACACGTCCGACAGAACGGCTCGTCGACCAGGACCTCGGCGCGCAGGCATTGCCAGCGGGCCGAGACGTACCAGCGGTGCGCCTTCGCATAGACCTCGCGCGTGAGCCTGGCGCGTGGCGCGTGCGCCGCGCAGCGCCCGCTCGAGACGAGTACTCCACAACCAGGCTCGCCGCAGAATTGCAATGGTCACGCCCACAACAATTCCGCGCGCTTGTACTGACGGCCCAACTCTTCGATGGCGAACGGGCCTTGCGTCTTCGCCATTTCCATCAGCGCCGGGAAGCCACCCGAGAGTGACGTTTCGATTTCCTCGGGCGTGGCCCTGCGGCCCTCGCGCCACCACGTCACCTGCTCCGGATCACCGATCGTGATCAAGACGCCGCGATTGCCTTCGGGAACGCGGAAGACGTCGAAGGTCCGCGTCAGCCACACGCACACGACGCCGGGATTGCGCGACAACCCATACCCGGGCGCGTGTTCGGTGTCGGGCGGCAGCTCGTGCTCGTCACGCACGCGCGACGGGTTGACCAGGAACGGGCAGTTCCGCACCGACCACAACGCGCACTCGAGATGGCACGGCGGCTCGCTGGTCGATCGCGTGATCGCGCACATCGGGCCGATGGGGAAGGCGAGCCACTTTCCCAACTCCTGACCGCAGACCCAACATCGGCGCTCCTTCACCGCCTGGACGAACTTCCGGCCGTCGACGACGCGGAAGTCCGGCACGCGCCGACCGTCACGATCCACCCACGCCACGAACCACGGCACCGGATAGCCGCGCTCGTCCAGCGCGAGCTGCGCCAGTCGGCCCGTCAGCGGTTCAAGGTCGCCACGGAGCTTCGTCATGATGCGTGCACCGTTCCTTTCGAGCCTTGTCGTTTCTCGCGCATCTCGGCCAGCATCGCCAGGACCGCAGGCTCCGGGAGGCCCTTGTCGCGCATGAGTTCGTAGACGATCTGATCGGTCGTCGCCGCTTCGATGGCACCTCCAAACATCGCGTAGATTTCACGTGCCTTCTCGAGCGGGAACTGCAGCCGCTCATCGTTAACGATGAACTCGACGAGCCCCTGCTTGGTCCGGGCGCTAAGCAGCGAGCCGACCGTGATCGCGTGTTCCCCTGGCGGTCGGCCCATCAACAGCGCGCGCACCCGGCAGCGGAGACATTCACCGCATTCGACACTGTTGCATCCAGGAACGCCCGCGAGGACCTGCGACACTTCCGACGCTGACAACTTCACCATTCGGGGGCCTCTCTCTGATTTGTCATTTCACAACGTCGCCGGGTCGACCCACCAGGCGATGAAGAACGTCGAGCGCCGGCGATTGCCACGCGGGTCGAGCAGCTGCCCGACGAGAATCGGATCGCGTCCCTCGTTCGAGACCATGCCGATCTGGTCGAACACTTTGAGGGCCATCGCGCGCGCGGCCGCCTCGAGGATGACTGGTTTCATCGCGACGACCGGAAAATCGACGTCGTCGTACTCATCGCTGACGAGATGCGTGACGTGCTTCGTTTCACCCTTGTCGTTCTTCTCGGCCGCGTAACTCTCGTCGCGGTGCGTGAGCTCGTCATCGACATAGCGACCGACGCCGGCGGGCAGTGATGCTTGCGGCGTCGCCGCGAAGTGGTGCCACCTCGAGGACGAGAACGTCTCGGCCTGCTTCGCGCGGTTCACGCGCACCGCGATCACATCGACCGGCATGTTCGGGACCAGGAGATAGCCGGCCTCGAGCGCCGCTTTCATCTTTTCGTAGTAGCGCATCCGACGGACGCAGCGATTCAACGAGTTCACGACGACGCTGGTCTTCCAGCCGTTCTCGAGGCAGAGCTTTTGCTGGAGCTCAAACTCGTCGGCTTCGTCGACGAGCGCCCGGATTTTGTTCACGCACCACGCGATGAGGTCCTTTTGGGCCGGGACCATGTCGGCGGGCGACAGGGCGACGAGCGTCGTATCAGACATGCAGCACCTCAATCATGTTTGCCTCGCAACAGGATCCGCAGGCGTTCGCGCCGACGGATCTCATCGGTCCGCGCGCGCTCGTGCGCGAGCCAGCGTCGATAGATCAGCAGGCCGGCGGCGAGGATCAGCACGATCAGCAGCAGCGCGCGCCCGTCCCCCGATCATCGCGTTTCCTCCATCACAATCACGCGCGCGCTCACCTTGTCGGCGTAGATTTTCCGGACCGAGAGCGCGACCACCTGGCCGTCGTCGTGATAGGCAATCCCGGTGAGCGCATCCATGAGCGCGCGACAGAGTTTGTCGACATCGGGGCGGACGCAGGGATCACACCGTAAGCGATCGCGCCCCTTGGGCCGTGCGAACCCGTAGATGACCGAGACCGTGACGCCGCGGCCCTTCGGGACCATCGTCACGCCGGCGCGCCGGGCGGCCCACTGGACCGCGGCCGCGAACGACTTGCCGTGTTTACTGTCGGTCTTGGTCCGCAGCTGGCCGCGGCGATCGAGAAACGAAAACGTCGAGCCCTTGACGCCGAACGGGCCCGGCACTTCGAAATAGAACGAGGCGTGGCCGGCGATCTCATGTGCGACGCGCGCCTGGACATCACCGACTTTGTGATTCAGGTTGGTCATGACGCCTTCGCTTTTGGGCGTTTGCCTTCGGTGTTTTCTCGCGCGCGCGTTGTACGAGTACTAGTTCTTGACGGATCTATGACGGATCGGGTGCAGTGGGCTGCACCCCTGACGGAAGCCCACTGCACCCCTGACTGTTGATGGCTGTGGAAATCTTTTGTTTTCCCAGCGATTCTCGATCGCCCCTGTGGAAAAACCTGTGGACCGAATAACCGGAGTTGGTCGCCATCACTGAAGACCAGGGCGGCCTCGACGAACCGATAGTGTGTCGCCTGATGCTGCCGGGCGGGCTTCAGGACCTCGAGGACGCCGCGACGGTGCAGCTCGTGGACCGCGGTCTGTGTGGCGCGTTCACACCGCCCGACCATCCGCGCGAGGCTCGCGATCGATGGAAAGACGCGCACGCCGGCGTCCGTCGCAAACGACGCGCACGCCGCAGCGTACGGCTTCAGCCAGGCCGGCAGATCGGACTCGAACACGGCAGAGACCAATCGCCCGCTCATTGCTCCCGCCGATCGTGTGCGGTCCGGACCTGGACCGCGCGGAGGCCCGTCACCGCGAGCCTGCTTTCTGCCGGACCTCCTCGTCCGCCTGGCGTTTGGCCTTCGTGGCGGCGAACCCATGCCGTCGCTGTTTCTGCTTGACACGGCGGGTCTGGAGGTCGCGGAACACGTCTTCGCGCAGCCAGCGGTACGGATACTTGTCGAACGGGAGCGGCCGGAAGGTGTTCTGTTGCAGCCCGCGCCGGATCGTCAAAGGGCTCACGCGATAGACCGACGCGATTTCCGGCAGGGTGAGGATGACCGGTAGCTGCTGGAGATCGACCACGAGCGTGGCCTTGGCGGGCGTCGGTTTGGGAAGACTCGGCAACGTGGCCTTGGCAGGTGTGGGTCTGGGAACGCGACGCTTACTGATCATCTGGCCCCTCCGGAATCCGATGCGAACGCCGACGCCGACCGAAACAACCACGAAGCGGGTTGGGGGGAACACGCATCGTAGACCACTTCTAAAAGAATCTCTTTCTAAAGATAACCTTTAAGCGCCATATTGGTGGGGGTAATACCGCCGTGGAACAATCCGCCGTCATGGCGAAACTCGTCCCCCTGACGTTTATGGGGCATCAATGCCAACGCTGTGGGCATAAATGGATCCCGAAAGGCGAGACCGCGCCTGAGACCTGTCCGAAGTGCAAGAGTCCGTACTGGAACAAACCGCGCCGACACGCTTCCGGATCTACCGGGAAGCGCACGGCGCCGTCAACCCAAAAGCGACAAAAGTAGCTCATAATTAGGCTAAAATACGAGCGTGGGAACACGAACACGCACGACACTCGCCGAAGGCATTTATCAGGACGCGCACGGCATCACCGTCCTCGCACGCCTCGGCTCTAAGCCGAACATCCTCGAAGCCAAAGCGCGCTTCCCGCTCGTCGACAACGACGGCATTCCGTATTCCAGAAGAAATAACGTCGAGCTCGTGAAGTGTCGCTTCCAGTTGCTTGAGGATCTGCGGCTCCAGCGCGCGCGCGCCGGCGGGGAAGCGGGCTCGCTCGGCGCCGCGATCGACGCGTGGAAGATCGAATTCCCGCTGAACATCCGCGCGGATGGCACGCCGGAAATTAACGACAAGCGGGGTAACGATCACTACCTGATCGCGCACTGGCGCACGTCGCCCCTGGCCGCCGCGCCCGTCGATGCGATCAAGCGTTCGCAGATCCGGAAACAGTTGAACGCCTGGACCGAAGGCGGGAGCGCGCCGACCACCGTCGCGCATCGCAAACGCATCCTCACTGATCTCCTGCGCTGGTCGCTCGAGGTGGACGACGACGACGACATCACGTTACCGACCGAGGGGATCGAGAACCCTCCGCCGCGAAAGCCGAAGGCGCGCGGGATTCCGATGCCGATCCTATCGCGCATCCTCGCGACGATGCCGGATCGCGGTCGGCCGACCGGGCAGGGGAAAGGGACCCGCCCGACCGTCAGCGAGACCAAGATCCGGTGCGGCGTGATGGGCTGGACGGGGCTGTCGCATATGTCGCTGCAGCGCCTCGAGCGCCGGCTCGTGAACTTCCGCGATGGCAAGATGTTCTATCCAGACCGCCACAAGGGCGCCGGCGCCGACGGCGTCTGGGTCGCCCTGCTCCCGCCCGCGCTCGAGTTCCTGCGCGCCTTTGACCGCGCCGGCCTGTGGGGGAAGAGCTGGTCGCGCTCGAGTATGCATGGGACCTGGCGCCGGGCCGTGAAGAATACCCGCAAGGCACTCGCCGCCGCGGCCGCGCAGACTGACGACCTCGAGCGCGCCGCCGACGCCAAGATCATGCTCGAGCAGTTCGACGAGTCGGTCGCGCCCAACTGCTACCCGTACGACACACGGCACTCGTTCTTGTCGGATGTCTATCGACAGTACGGGGACCCGTACGCCCTTAAGGCGATCGGCCAGCACGCCGACCTCAAGATGGGCGAGCGGTATACCAAGGCGGTCGTCCCTGAGAAGGTCGCGAGCGCGATCGACGCGATGCGCGCGAAGTGGTTCCCCGAGGCGCCCAAACCGGCCGCGACCGTGCGCGAGTTCCGCGTCGTCCAGTCGACCAAATGACGCCGTGTGTGTGCGGTCAAGTTTGCGCGGAATTGGGGGAAATCCGGCGCGTTGTGTGTGCGTCGAGTGTGTGCGTTCCACGTGGAACGTTTAGAATCAAGCACTTAACATCTAGAGAACTGGCTTCCTAAACCGGGGGTCGCAGGTTCAATTCCTGCCAGGCGCACCAATCAAATCAATAAGTTACAGGGATTCACCGGGAGCCGGCGCACACACGCCGCCGTTTTTACGTACTCAGAATTAGGCCGGAATATGCAAAGTCTAAATCGGTGTGTGTGCGTGGTGTGTGTGCGAAACGCCGCAGGTTCTCGCGGCCGATATCGATCACCCGCCAGCGGATACGGTCCGCGTTTTTCATCGGACACACCGTAGCTCGTTGAACGGCCCGGCCCTTGCGGCTGGAGCTAACAACCGCGTCGGCTCCGCACCGTGGCGGATGATCGAATCAGATCAGCAGCCGTGTGCGTGGTGTGTGTGCGTACATCCGGCCCTCCCAGCGCGGGCCGAGGCCAAGGTCGGCGGCGCGGCCGGACGACGCACACACACGCGCACACACGTCAGAGCAGCAGCGACAGGATCCAGAGCGCCAGGCCGGCGCCCAGCAGGCCGACGCGCGGGCTCGGGATGTTGGCCGCCGCCGCCAGGAAGCACACGAGCGCGAGGACCAACAGCACGAGATCGATCGTCATCATGGCGGGTCGCCTTTCCAGGTGAACTGCGTTCCACAACAGACACAGACGTACTGATCGACGCCGCCGGCGGGCTCGGGCGGGGTCGCGGTGTCGCAGTGTTTCGGACACTGCGGCCCGTTGCCACGTGTCGGCTCGCCCGGGACCGCTAGGGTCATTCGGAGCGCCTGGGCGTCTATCCGGCGCCCGTTGACCCGACCGGGCCTCACACGCCCGCCATGACGTTCCAGAGGGTCGTAATCTGGCTGCGGATCTCGGCGTCCGCGGCGCTCGTCTCGATCGCGCCGGCTTCGAAGTTGTACGACGTGGTCGCGGCGACGAGGTTGGTCCCATTCGCGATCGTCGGGCCGAGCGAGTAGGCCATCTGCGTCGGGTTCGTGATGACCTGCTGGGCGAGTTGCCGGCGCTGTTGGTGATGCTCGACGGAGTCGGCCTCGCCGGCGACGACGATGGCCTCCGAGAGGAGGAGCGAGCTGAGACGCTTCTGGAAGTTCGGATCGGCCGCCAGCGCGGATTGGCTACGGGGTGTCGTGGGCATCGGTCATTCCTTTGTGTGTGTGCGTGTGTGTGCGTTTACGCGGTCCAGTCGCGGCCCGGCAGCCGACGGACCAGCCGCTCGAGACGCCCGCCGCGCCGGCGAATCGTCGGGATGAGCGCGTTCCAGGTCGTCATGGTCGCGGCGGCCGCCGCAGGCTCGAGCTGACCGACGACGAGGCGCGCGACGCCGCCATGCTGGAAGCTCGCGCCGGCGGGCAGCGGGCCGGATCGTTCGATGAGGCCGGTCAGCATGTTGATCACGGTGAACTCGGCGCACGCCCGCTCGCAGGGCAGCGCGTTGCCGGCTTGCTCCTGCGTGTGCACGACGAGCACGAAGCGACCATCCGGCGCGATCGCGTGCTCGGCGCGCGTCGGGTCGACCGCGGCCAGGATGCGCACGCCGGCGAAGCGCGTCCCCGCGTGGCACACGACCGGGAAGGTCGCGATGTCGGTCGGCAGGAAGGTGGGCAGCCGCGCGACCTCCAGGAAGCCGGGCATCGTGTGGATCGGCCCGTTCCAGAAGACGCCGTTCCCCGACATGAATGTCCACGCCTGGCCGCCCAGGAGCGCCGCCGCGGTGAGGCCGCACAGCAGCTCGGGATCGTTAACCTGGCCGACGCTGACGCCGTCGCCGCCCCCGACCGGTTCGGTGTTGACGACCGGTTGACCGGTGTTGCGGATCGTCTCGTCGTAGCCGTACCCGAAATAGTGCTCGATGATGTGCGTGTGATCGCCGCGGTTGCCGTGACAGGTGATCGCCGTCGCCGGCGACGCGGACCAGTAGACAAACGAGTCCGGCATTTCTGACTCCCAGGACGTCATCGGCGGATCGCAGGCGGCGAGCGCGTCCGGGTCCGAACTCCCGCCCGGCGCCGACAACCCGCGGATCGCCGGCAGCCAGCCCGCGCCAGATTCGAACGCATAGATCATCCGCTGCAGGAGCTCGCGCGAGTCCCCGCCGTTCTGCCAGGCCTCGTTGATCGCCCACACGCCGGCGAGGACCTCGCGCCCGAATGGCAGGCTCGCGTAGAACTCGCCGTTGCGGAACATGTGATCGACCTTCTCGTCGTCGTCCCAGGCGTTCATGTCGCCGCGGTCGTCGAAGATCTTCAGGCCGAGCTCGTGCAGGAGCGTGACGTATTCGCGTTTGCGGTCCCAGTAGTTCGGGGTCGCCGGAATCTCAGCGCCGCTATTCGCGATGAACGGGATCGGCGTGACCTCGCGACCCTTCCAGGCTTCCCATTCGTCGGCGTCGCCGGGTCGGTTCGCGTCCCAGTACCCGAGGACGTCGAGGTTGCGGACCACGCCGTACTCTTCGGCGATGATCTCGAGTTGCGTCCGGACGTCGAGCCCGCCGATCGTTTTGCCGTGACACCAGGCCGAGAAGCCCTCCATGAAGTGACACGCCATGACGATCCGCGGACCGGTCGCGTCGCCGATCACGCGATCGGCGCGCGTGATCTCGCCGGCGAGGACATTGGGATTCGTGACGGGTGGCGGCGCCGGCGTCCAAAAGTCCGCGCTCGACGCGAAGAATTCCCACTCGCCCGGGACCGTCGGACCCGGGACCCGATCCGCGACGACGAGCTCGCCGCCGCCGCCCTCCGCGCAGAGGTACTTGCCATGAAACGAGAGAAACGCGACGCCGACGTCGCGGACCTCGATCGTGAACCGTTCCCACTCGCCGGACGCGAGCGCGCGCGCCAGGACGGTGTCATCGGGCTCCGCGGTCAAGTAGTGCCCGTCGTGCGCCTGCAGCGAGACGCGCCCGTCGTCGTAGGTGTGGACGGTCCACGTTTCCCATGGTCCAGCGAACACACGGTCCGCGACGACCAGGCCGCCGCCGCCGTCCTCCGCGCAGACATACGAACCATTCGCGGATTGCAGCGTAGTGGAGACGGGCGCGATCATTTCGGTTTGTCCTTTCGAGGGCGAAGCGAGAACACGACGAGGGCGACGACGACCGCCAACAGGACCAACGTGTCGACGAGGATCACGACGTCCCTCCGACGACGGGGCCGCGCGCGACCAGGCGGCGCAGCGTGTCCTCGAGTGAGAACCGGACGCTTGAGGCCTCCACGGAGTAGCGCGGCGCGACGCCAGGGACCTGATCGATTTCCGTGATCGTCACGTCCTGGATCGTCAACACGACGGCGATCGCCGGTGAGGGGAGATTGACAACGACCGGCTTCCCGCTCTTGGTCTTGACGTCGCGGGTCGCATACGCGACGGTGATGATCGGCCGCGCGAAGAGCGCCAGGTCCGCGTCACAGCGCGCGGTCAGGGACTCGACACCGCGGCGCGTGTCGGTGATCACATATTCGACGACGCCATCGCCGCCGGCGCGCGCGGCCTGTTCGGCTTGCGCCGCGAGGTCATCGCGTTGCACCCAGATATGAATCGCCGACCCTTTCGCGATCGGCACGGTCAGGCCCGCGACGCCGACGAGCATCGGCGCGGGGATCGCCTGGCTGCCGTAGAGGACCGTCGTGGTGATGGCGCCGGGACCGGTCGCCGGAATCCCGACCAGCTGCCCGCCGCTCGTGCCGGTGTAGCGGACGACTTGCCCGCCGCCGAGCTTGACCCAACCACCGGCCGCGAGGAACGGTGCCGGACTGGCGACGGGCAGCGCCGGCGCGCCGGGGTTGACCTGGCCGGCGGGCTGCGTCAGGCCGGACGTGTCGCCGATCGGGGCATCCGTCGTCAGGCCGGCATCGGGCGTCGAGTCCACGTAACTGCCCGCCGTGTTGCTGCCGACGGTGTAGAGCTTTTTGAGCGCCGTCGCGCCGGCCGCCGTCCGATACAGCTCGATGTTCGTGACCCCGGACGGGCCGGCGGGCCAGGTGACATTGGCGCGATTGGCGGTGACCGCCGTCGCAGGCACGAGCGCGCCGAGGCTCGCATTGGCGAGGGCGTCATCCGCCGCCGTCGTGCCGTTGGTCACACTGAGCGCGAGGCGCGCGGTCGCGGCGCCGGCGGCGTTGAACTCCCGATAGAGATCGACGTGTGTGACGAGGACCAGCGGCGAGACGGGAATCGCGCTCAGGTGACAGGTCCCGAGGCCGCTGTGATCGGTCGTCGGCGCCGCCGGGCCCAGCGTCTCGTCCGCCTTGATGTCGATCAGATACCGCCCTTCCGTGAATTCGGAGAATTGCCCGGCGGCCTGCCCAAACGGGAGCCGGAAGAACGTCGGGCCTGGCGCCGACGCGCCGCCGTGCGTCCGGTACCAGCACCGCTGAAAACCGGCGGGGGCAGCCGGCAGGCCGGCGATCGTGTCGATCACGCCGGCGTTGTAGGCCAGGCGTTCGTTGGCCACCGGACTCAAGACCGTCTCCCGCGTGCCGCCATCCCAAAACGTAAAGCCGTAGCTGTACAAGGCCTCGACGTCGAGCGCGCCCTCGGGACGGGAGGTGCCGCCGGGAAACGCGACCGGTCCCGACGCCGGCGGCGCGATGCCCGCGACCGCCGTGATCGCATTGCTGACCGGCCCGGGGAGCGTCGAGCCCGTCGCCGTCCGGAACACGGCGTAGTAGCGATGGCTGCCCGGATTGAGCCCGCCGCCCGCGGAGGCCGCGCCGGCCAGCGGCGCCGTCGGCGGCGAGGGGAGCGCGCCGATCGTCACGCGCGTCGTCGGACTCGGGAGCGTCCCGCCCGTCGCCGTCAGGAACCGGTAGGCATAGTCGTGCGTGCCGGATTCGATGCCGCTCCCGTCCGCCAGCGCCACACCGGGCGGGGTCGTCGGCCCGGCGCCTGGCCCGACCAGCGTCCCGCCGTCCGTGAGCTCGACGCCGGTATGGGTGAGCTGTTCGGACTGCGCGCCGGCGGGCGTGGTCGCGGCGATGAGGCCGCCGCCGGTCGGCGAGAATTGCGCGCCGTCCTCGATCGGGATGAGCGTCTCGCCGGGCGCGAGGTCGGCCTGGATCGATTCCCCGTAGCCCTTCCCATAGACGCGCGTCCGGAGTTGGCTGCTGTCGGTCTTCGATTGAATCGGCGGATCGTGCAAGAAGGGATGCGTCGCGTCGATCGGGTCGGGCGGCGCCGCGGTGTCGTCGCGGAATAGGTAGATCGTCCCGTCCTCAACCTTGCAGTAGCCGCCGACCGCGGTCGCCAGGCGGCTCAGGCACGCGATGAACGTGTCCGTACCGTCGAACACGATCGAGACGAGCGGGAGGTCGGCCTCGATGCCGGCCGTCGAGAAGTCCGGCGCGAAGCTCGTCGTGATGGCCAGGGCGATCGTCGTCGCCGAGGTGTCGACCCAGGTCCCAAACGGGCGACGCGCATTGGCGCGCGCGGTGTCATCGATCGCGGTGATCGCCCACGCGACGTGTTGCGGTGTTCCTTCGAAGTAGTGATCGACACTCTGGACCTGGCCGGCGAACAGCACGAGGCTCGACCCGAGCGTGATCCGGAGGCGCTGCCCGACGATGGGCGCGAGGCCCTCGATGACGAGCGCACAGGTATTCGGCGCGTCGTTCAGGATGTCGTGAATCGTGACGCCCTTCATGCGGACGCGACCGCGGACGTCGACGCCGTCAATCGTGATGCCGACGCGCGTGGTGGACGGGACGACGAGATCGGCGCCCGCCGTGATCGTGATCGTCGGCGCCGCGGCGAGCAGCGCCGTCGTCCGCAAGTCCGCCGCGGCCGTGACGCTGATCGTGAGCTGCGCGGCGAGTGTGAGCGCGGCGCCGGCCGGCACTAAGCCACCGGCAAACGGCACGCTCGCAAAATAAATCCCGCCGAACATGTGGTTATCCGAGCCGCGCGACGAGGGCCGCGACCGTCGCCTCGAGCCGCTCGATCGTCGCCTCGAGCGCGAGGACCTTGGCGTCGTGCGCCTGCCAGCCGACGATCAGGTCGGGAACGTACTTCGCGTAGTCGACGCCCCAAGGGGTCGTCAGCCGGCCAGTGTTGTCCGTCTCGTCCGTCCCGACGGTGACGGCAAACGGCGCGACGGCGATCGCCTCCTGCGCGAAGACGCCGCGGCCGGGCGTCCCGTCGGCGGCCCAGGTGAAGTCGTGGATCACCGTGCGCCGGAGGACCTCGAGATCCGTCCGCGGGCCGCGGTCCATCTTCAGGCGGGCGTCGGACGTGGTGTTAAAGGCGGTTGCGCTCGCGGCCGTGCTGATCGAGCCCACGATTCCGTTCGGGTTCAGGAATTGGGCTGCAGGGGTCGCCGCGGTCGTGGCAGCCCCAGTCTTGACGGTGCCGAGGGGATCGAGCAGCACGAATTGATACCCGGTGAGGAACGGCCCGCCAATGAGGACGTTGTTGGGCCCCGGATCGTAGGCGTTGCCACTGAAGTTAAAGCCGCCGTTCTGAAGGAACATCCCGCGGAGTTGCGTGTTGCCCGTGTAGAACTGGATGGAGCCCGCCGGGCCTGCAAAGAACGTCAGGACGCCGCCGGCCGCCGCGTGTTCGTTCCCAAACAGTCGCAGCATCGCGCCACGGTCGGGACTATTGGCGCCGCCGCCGCAGATCGCGGTGAGCTCCGTGTCCGCGCCGTCGATCGTGCTCCGGCGAATCGTCGGGCCGGTCAACACGACATCGCCCGTCGTCACGATGGGCGTCGCGATTTGCGGGAAGTTGGTCCCGCTCTCGAGATCCGTCAGTGTCTTCGCGGTGATCGTCGCGGCGATCAGGTCCCCGGCGACAATCGCGCGCGCGGTCGTCGCTTCCTGGGCGCGCGTGATCGTGAGGCCGTCACCGGTGACCGCCGTCACCCGGACGACTTCCGCGTTCGCGGGATCAGGGATCGCGGTCGCCGGCCAGATGGTCGCATTGAACGGCGCCGCCGGGAAGCGCGCCCCGAGGCCGGCGGCGACGGTGAGGGACGTGCCGGAGCTCGCCGGGCTGGGCGGCGTCGCGACGGTCGCGATCGCTAGATTCTTGTGCGCGTCAAAGGGCATGGTTAAGCCACCGTCACGGCGATCGCGCCGGCCGGAAAGCGCGGCGCCGGATCGCCGGCCTTGATGTCCCGCGGCGTGGTGAGCGGCGCCCAGGCGGGGAGCGGCGTCCCGCCGGTCGGCGCATCAAAAAAGGCCATGTGGGTGACGAGGCCCCAGTCCGCGGACGGGGCCGGAAACGTGATCGCGACGGCATTGGTCGTCTGTCCGCCCGTCCCGCTCGAGACGCCGCCGGTACCGCCTTGGGTCGCGGTCCAGTTCGTATCCAGCGGCGGGAGATTGACGCGCGCATAACCCCCGCCCGCGACTTCGGCCGCGCCGCCGGCGTCACTCGTCGGCGCGGTGAAGAGCGCGACCCAGAGCGCCGCCGGTTTCGCGAAGGTCGCCGATCGGAACAGGTGATCGACGAGTTTGTTTTCGAGGGTGTCGGTCGCGTTCATGACGTCAGGCCATTCCTAATTGCGTGCCCGATCGGATTTGTCCCATCAGGATCTCGCTCACGCGCCGCGCGATGTTGGATTCGGTGTCGACAATGTTGAACGTGTTATTGACGGTGACCGGTCCGCTCCCGCTGCCACCGCTCGCGCCGCCGATCGGGAGCGCGGCGATTTCTTCGAGCTGCCCGCTCGTCGTAAAGAGGGAATTGCGATTCAGGATCGCGTTGGCGCGCATCTGAAATTGCATCAGCTCGAGATGCGCGCGGACGGCGGCCGTTGCCTCGGCGACCGGCTGCACCATTTCCCGATCGAGCCGGCCGAAGTGATCGCCAATCCCGTCGATGAGGTCCGGCACGATCGAATGCCCGACGACGGTGTTATAGAGCGACGTGAACGCGCCGACGACGTCCTGGATTTTGCTCTTGATCGATTCGACCAGGCCGGTGAACTTGTCGACGAGCCACGTCTTGATGCCTTCATACATCGCTTGCGTGGCCGCGACGATGCCGTCCCAATTCTTGTAAATCAGGACCGCGAGCGCGCCGACGGCGAGCGTGATCCAGCCGGCCGGTCCGATGAACCCGAGGATCGTGGTGAAGGCCGAGACGATGCCGGCGCCCAGGCCCGTCGTCGACAGGACCGAGACGAGCGACGACAACGACACCAGCACCGGCGCGAGCGCGACGCCGATGCCGACGACGGCGACGACAAAGGTCTGCACGCCCTCCGGCAGCGAGCGGAACACGCCCAGCAAATCGGTCAACGTGCTGACCAGCACGCCGCCGACGAGCTCCTGCAGGTCGGACATCTGGTTTTGCATGTTCGCGATTTGCCCGTTGTAGGTCTGCAGTTCGTTCTGGGCCGCCGGGCCGGTTTTCTCGTTGATGGCGTTGAGCATGTCGGCGGTCGACATGCCTTTTGTCGCGGCGTCCCCGAGCAGCGGGCCAAGCTTGCCAAAGTTCTCATTCCCCGACGCGATCGTCTTCGAGACCATCGCCGCCGCCGTGTTGAGGTCGATGTTGAGGGCCGACGCGAGATTCGTCACGGCCGTCATCGCGAGTTGCATCTGCTCGGGGCCGACCTTGCCGATCGTCGTCAACGTCGCCTGGGCGGCGATCACGGCCTCGTCGGCGTATTTCGTCGTCGCCTGAAACTGCGACGCCATCTGGCTGTATTGCTCAATGATGGCCGGCGTCGCGTTGCCCTGCGTGGCGAGCGCCGACGTCAGGCGTTGGACCGCGTCCTGCTCCTCGGTATAGGCGGCGATAAAGGTCGAACTCGCCGCGACGACATCGGTCGCGAGCTGGCGGGTCTGTCGCCCGACCTGTTCGTACATCTTGAGCGTGTCCTCGAGGCCGCGATCGACGCCGGGCCCGAGCTCCTCGGCGCTCTGCTTGAAGCCCTGCATCGCCGTCACGGCTTCGTGTGTCGCGTCGATGAACGACGAAAAGTCCGCGACGAACGAGGCGCTCAACGGCATTGGTCACCGCCGCGTGCGCGCGTGCCGCTTGTCCTCGTCGACCAGATACGCGATGAGCTCGTCATAGACGTGTTGTGGAACCTCTTGCAGGTCGTACCAAGTCCAGCCCATCACCCGACAGACATCAAAGTCCTGTCGGGTGCGCGCGCTCCAGTGCGTGTTTTTTTTTCTTCGGCGAGCGCCGCCGCGCGCGCGCCCTGGTGGCGCTGGATCGCTTTCTGGACTTCCATGTAGGCGTCGCTATCGATCACGTCGAGCGCCGCTGTGACGACCGCGGCCGGTTGATCGGCAATGAGGATCGGCCGCCCGTCGGCATCGGTGAACGACCAGTCCAACAGATAGGCCAGGACCATCGCGACGCCGGCGGCGATCGGGTCGAGCTCCATCGTCGGCGTCGCCGCGCCCGTTGCGGTCGTCGTCACCAGGAGCGGGCGCATCGAGGCGCGCATCAGCTCCCGGTACTCGCCCGCGGTGAGGTCCTGCTTGACGATCAGGAAATCGCCCTCAGAGAGCTCGAGGCGATCGGTTGCCGGGCGTCGGACACGTATCGACATCGGTCTACATCCCTTCCAGCGCGCCGAGGCGCGCGATGACCTGCCCCTCGGCCGTGACCTGGACGGATTCAACCGGCCAGCGCCACACGCGTTTCCCCGGCACGACGAACACGAGCGGGGACTGGGCCAGCAGAATCGGATTACTGCTGACGACGGTCCCGGTCAGCGCGCCGCCATAGGTCCGCCGATCGATCGCGACCGAGACGCCGCGCACCTCGGCCGCCGTGTGATAGGCGTGCTTGACGAGGCCGCGCGCGGCCGTGAACGGGAGCGGCGCCTCGTCGATCTGCACTTACGGAACCGCCGGCGGTTCGAGCGTCCAGGGCCCGGCCGCGACAAACGACCCGTTGATCGTCACCGCGCCGTCGGCCGCGCATTCGATGCCGGCGTCGAGATAGGCGAGGCCTTTGAACATGTGCGTCGGCGTCAACGTCGACGGGATGAGCTCGAGCATCACCGGCACGTCACCGAGCGCGATGCGCAGAAAGTCCGGCGAGCTGAGCTCGTTCCACACGCCGTTGATCTCGCCCTGGATATCGGGCAGGCCGAGGACGTACTGCTTGTTGGTGTCGCCGAAACAGGTGACGTCCTCTTTGTCGCGGGCGAGGTCGAGCGTCCACTCGTTGAGGTCGCCGACGACTTCGGTCGTCGACCCGCCGGTCGGGTCCATCTTCACTTGCCCTTTGCTGCCATGTCGTCGCGCCATGTCGGGGTCCTTTCCCTAACTCGGATAACTCATCACTTCGTACTGGCCGCCGTGGTGGTGCCAGGTCGCTTTGTTGACCAGATCGATTTCGGGATAGGCGACGCGATCGAGGCGCCGGCAGTCCATCGCGATGTAGCCGGCCGCCGTCAGATCGAGGATCGCGCCGTGCAGCAATTGATGAATCCGCGCCGCCGCCTGGCGCGCCGGCGTTTTGCTGGTCGCGAAGATGACGGCCTTGACGAGATAGTTCGTGCGTTCATAGAGCGTGTCGCCGTCCAGCGCGGGCTGCTCGCGATGATCGAAGAGCGCGACGATCACAAACGCGCCAGGCGCCGGCGACGCTGCGGGGCGGATGCCCCAATAGACGCCGTCCGGGCAGAGCGTCGACAGCGCCGCGTCATTCGCGAGGACTTCCATCACGGCGGCGTCGACGAGTCCGGCATCGGCCATCAGCGGAGGTCGCCTCCGACGACGAGGCCGCGGGCCCGGACGCGCGCGATGACGGCGTCGGTGAAGCGCTCGCGGCCGATCCGGGTGAGCGGGACAAACGCCGGCGTCGCCGTCGTCGTCACGGTCCCGAATTCGACAAAGTGGGCATAGGGCGCCGTCACCTCGATCCGGGTGAAGACGCGGGCGGGGGAGGTCGAACTTTCGCGCGCGACCCGGACGCTGTTCCGGAGCGTCCCGGTGACGCTGGGATAGGCCGCGCGAATCGCGGCGGCCGTCTCGTTGGCGATCGATTGCTGCAGGGGACCGACCTCGGCGGCGAGGTCCGGCGCCAGCAGCTGCAGCTCCGCCAGGAGCTCGTCGACACCGGTGAGTCGCAGGGCGGCGGCCATCAGCTTTGCAGGTCCGCGACGAGTTCCATTTCGCGGTCGCGCTCCTCGAGATTCGTGACGCTGGTGATCTGGTAGACGTGCCCTTTGCAGCGCATCCGCGCGCGCGTCGTGACGCCGGGATGGAACCGGCCGTGCACAATGTGCGAGACGTGCGTGATCACCGTGCCGGCCGTGACGTGCTCGGCATCGCGCGCCGTCGCCGGGCGGACGCGCACATACCACGTCGAGGGGACGAGCGGGGTCCAGGCCTGCGTATAGCCGCCTTCGCCGTCGGGGACCGGGGCGCCAGGGACTTCGAACGTGACGAGCTGGTTATCCCGGCCGATGCTGTTGGGCGCGGTCTTCGTCTGCATCAGGCCAGCGCCGGATCGCGCTTCCGCATCAGCAGCAGCGAGATCCCCTCCCAGAGTTTGGCGTCCTGGTCGTCGATCGCGACGTCGTCGCCGCGGTGCTCATACAAATTGCAGAGCATCTTGAGCGTCGCCGCCTGGACGACATCGGGCGCGGTCGTCGCGTCCCAGGTCGGCTGGAACTGCGCGCCCAGGTAGTCGGCGATCAGCGCGCTCGCGTGTTCGAGGTACAGCGTCACTTCGGCGTCGCGCGCCGGGTCGGTGATGTGCAAGGCGAGCTTCGCGTTTTCGAGCGTCTCGAGGATCATCGGTCGCCTCGCGCGTCGCGGCCGCGCTTCACCATCAGTTGCCAGTCGGTCGACGTGCCGGGCGCGCCTTTCGTGGTCCTGGCGCAGTACCACGCCGACCCGCCCGCCGTGACCAGGTCGCCGACGTCGTAGGTCTTCCCGGACACATGCACGCCGAGATAGTTGAGGCTCTTACCGTCGTGGCCGTCTCGCCCTGGCGGGCCGGCGGGCCCAGGCGGACCCGGCACTGGAGGCCGGCCCTCGAGGTCCGTCAGCCGCGCATCCAGGCGCTCGATCACACTCTCGATCGCACTGATCGCGCCGGCGGTGTGACTGAGGGCCGCCGTGTGGGCCGTCTCGAGCGCGTTGACGCGGAGCTGCATCGGCGCGATCGCCCCGCGGATCGTGTCGCCGATATGCAGCGCGAGGACCTCAGGCCGCATGGAGGCCCTCGAGGGATTTCGCGAGCGTCTCGAGAAACTGCTTTTCCTCGGCCTCGTCGTCGGCCGACGGCAGTGCCGGCATCGCGACCGGGGCCGGCGCCGGCTTCGAGAACGGGGCATCGGCATCACGTTCGGCGAGCGCGGCGAGCGAGTAGTTCTGCTGCTGCATGTAGGGCGTGTTGCCACCCTTGACCGTGCCCAGCCCGAAGTATTTCTTGCGCACTTCATCCGGCGAGAGCGCGCCGGCGCCGATCGCTTCCGCGGCCGCTTTCGTCTTGGTCGCGGTGACCATCCAGATCAGATCGTCGATGTCGAATTCGGTCCCGTAGGGCCGCTTGAGTTCGAGCCCTTCGTCGAGCGACGTTTCGAAGTTCGTCAATTTTTCTTGCAGGCACTGCGCGTGATATTTCAGCCACAGCGATTCGACATCGGCGGTCGGCGTGTCATCCAGGTCGAGCAACGCCGGCGGGACGTGATAGCAGGTACAGACTTGCTTCGCGGTCCAATTCAACTGCTCGATCAGTTGCGCATCGGCCGCGCTGACGGTCATCGCTTCGTACTTCAACCCTTTGCCGACGACGGCGACGCGGCCGATGTTGGCGCCTGAAAAGTTTTCTTCCCAGTAGGCCTTGATCCGTTGCGCTTGCTCTTCGCCGATTTCGCCGGGCGCCGTCAGGACGCCGCCGGGATGCGACCCGCCGCGAAAGAATTGCTCGCTCTTGGTTTGAATCGTCAGGCCCTGCTGGGCGGCCAGGCCGCACGCATACAGCGGCGTCACGCCGATCAGCGGATGGAACAACGTCACCATCGGGTCATGGATGATCTCGCGCGCAGGGACGACGAGATCCTGCCCCTCGGGGAGATCGTCGGTGATGCCGACGAGGTTGTCGCGTTTCAGCGCGTAATAGACCGCGCCATCAGGACCGACGAGCGGCGTGACGCGACAGGGGTCGAGCACGTAGAGCGCGGAGACGACGCCGCGCTCGTCGCGCTGTTTGAGGACGTAGGCATTGCCGGCGGTGAGCTTCGACGTGATCCACTGCTCGACGAACTTGTTGATCGTCTGGTAGCGATTCGGCTTGCGCAGCACCGGCGAGTACGCGGGATTGGTCGTCTCGGTCCAGATGCCGTTGTCGTCCTCGGTGACGAGCCGGAGCTGCAGCTTGCCGATGTCGGTCGCGATCAGCGTGACGCAGCCGAAGACGGCGAAGTACGAGAGCGCGGTCGGTGAGGTGATCTCGTCGTTGTTCTGCCACGCGCCCATGTAGGGCTCGCGGACCAG